CGGAGGCGGGGGCGGAGGCGGCGGCGACCCGAAGGTGTAGCGCACGCCCAAGGTCACCGAAGCGTCCTTGTACTTGCCGTCGAAGGTGCCGACATCGGTGATCGAGCCGACGCCCGGACCGACGTTCTGCGTCACCGAACCCCAGCTGAGGTCCTTGGTGCCCAGATAGCGGCCGGTCAGGTCCAGGCTCCAGTTCGGAGCGAAGTCCCAGGCCACGCCCAGCAGGCCTTGGTAGGCGAAGGCGCGATCGACGTCGTCGAAGCTGGTGTTCTGGAACGGCGCGCCGCCGGCGGGAACGCCGCTGAGCTGGCCGTAGACCTTGTTGTGAACCCAGGCCGCGCCGGCGCCGACGCCGATGAACGGATGGATGCTGGAGTCCGGCATGAAGTCATAGATGACATTGGCCATCGCGGTGGTGGCCTTCATCTCGCCGTTCGGCTCGCCGCACGCCGGGCTGGCGGCGGTGCGCGTCGGGCCGGCGGTGCAGAGACCGACCGGTTGGCCGCCCGTGCCGCTGCCCGTGCCGCGAACGGCCTTGATGTCGGAGTTGCGATAGCCGTACTCGGCTTCAACCCGCCAGTTCGGCGAGAACTTGTAGCCCAGACGGCCAAAACCGGCCCAGTCCTCGTCTTGCGAGAACGTCCAGTTATACCCCGTGGAGGACGTGGCTTTCACGTCCTTGGGCATGTGGTAGCCGACGTCGCCGGCGACATACCAACCGCTCGTCGCGCTTTGCGCCGACGCACCGGAGGCCGCGCAGAGCGCGACGACGGCGACCCCAGCCAGCAATTGGAATTTCATGGTTTGCACCCTCTTGTGGAAATGTCCCGGACCCGACATTCACCGGACCCATGGCGACAAACGCGCCACGATCAAAAAGGGGTGTGGCTAAAGCGCCACAATTCGGATTCTTTGTGGAAAAAATTTTGGAACCAACACATCGGACAGCCGCGAGCGAGCGCTCAAGCGGTTGGACCAGCTTGGGATTTGTAGAGAATTTTCAGTAGAGGAATGGTGGACGCGACAGGGATTGAACCTGTGACCCCCTCGATGTCAACGAAAGGGTCTCTTGTCGAAACCCAAGGGACACAAGGGTTTCGCGTTCCGGTTCGTCTCGTTTTGTTCACGGTGTTTTCCGCCCATGCTGGGGGGCATCTGGGGGGCAGATCGCTTACCCCCCACGATCGGCGCGAGCGCTACGCGTAAGGCAATTACAGCGTGATTGACTCTTCTGCGCGCCGGAATGAGAACATTAGCGGAACATCGGAGACCGCTATGGCCACACCAAACGCTGACGAGCGTCTGACGACGCACGCCCCTACCCTGCCCATCTATCTTCCCTACGAGGTCGACTATGAGCAGCTCGCCGAAACGGCTGGCCCCGATCGGCATTTGCGGACGATCTGCGCTTGCGGCGACATTGCTGAGTTCGATCCGGAGGCTTGGCTTGCGCGGGGGCTCGGTTCTCGCATGGTGGCTGACTTCTCAGGGTCACTCCGTTGCCCCTGCGGTCGGCGACACGCGCGATTTGAGGTGTGGCCGGGCCCACTCGGGTCTTCCGGCCTACCCGTTCGCTCAGCGGCGAGCCTGTACGACTGATGGGTTCCCTCCCCCAGCCTCACCGCATCCGAACAGGTGCGCCATGACGCGCAGCCGACGCGGGCGCATGCACGACCCCGAGGCGTTCTGTGATCGCCTGAGACCAGCCCGACAAGCGTGCATCGACCAGATGCGCCATCTAGCGATCTCCGGCCCTGAGTACGCGGCCATGCAAGCGATCATTGGTGCCCTGGATCACGCTGCATTCAGCCTGACCGGCCGGAAGGACTTCTTCTTCCGTCACCTTGGACTGAACACCGGACAAAGGTCCGATGCCGGAACCTAGCCCGTCCGACCGCGAGAAGATGACCAGGCTCCATCCACGGTTCGCGACGGCCCGCTTGGTCGAGGCGCTTGAGAAGGGCTGGGCGATCACCTTCCGATGTCACTACTGCGGAACAAGTAAGACGTGGCGGCGCGACGTCTTCCTAGGCCGCGCGAAAGGCCTGCTCGGCGCGACGATGGCCGAAATTCAGCGCAAGGTCGTTTGTCCGCGGTGCCCCGGCCACATGCCCATCATGACAGTTTCCGGCGTACTCGACCTGGGCGACGGCGCCGAACGGGCGCGACACGCGATGATCACTACCCTGTTGGACGCCGGCCTGAACCCGACAGACTTTGGCTACGGCTACCGACCGGCCGGACGCTGACTCATGGCTATCGTTTGGCCGATCCTTCGCCGGCTCAGCGGCCCGCTGACGATCAAATGCTCCATCTGTGGCCGCACAGTCAGGTGGCCCCGCGATGCGGCCATCGGGCTCCTAGGCGAGGCCGCCATGCCGCACGACGTGCGCCGACGGCTCCGCTGCGGGATCTGCGGTGCGCGCGGCGTGGACGGCCACATCGGGATCGACGGCGATATGCGCTAGCGCGGAACCAAGGCCGGCCTAGCCGCTTGAAGGGAGACAACTGTGGAGGCCCAAATGTCTGACGACCTGACCAATCGCGGCGCCCAAGACCGCTCCCTGATCAGCATGAGCGAAGAACACGAAGTTCGATATTGGACCGAGGCGTTGGGCGTCTCGGCCGACACACTGCAGCGCGCGGTCGACGAGGTCGGCAACAGCGCCCAGGCGGTACGCGACTATCTGGCTGGCCACCCAGGCGACTAGACGTCAGCGAAAAGGCAGCTAGGTTTTTTGCATGAAGGAAGTCCCGGACGATCCCTGGTTCATCGATAAAGCCGCACGGCGCGCGGCCGGGGAGTCCGATGTTCAGTTCTTCATCGAAACGCCCGACGCGCCGTGGATCTGGCCTGAGCACCCGCACGTACTGCGCACCGAACGGGCCAAAAGCGAACACGCATGGGTCAAGGAAGAGATCGCCCGCCTCTGGCTCCCTTACCCCGCATGGAGCGATCAAGCCTATACGCCGCTTGGACGCTATGAGCCGGCTAGGCCGCCGAACCTCATCATCTCCAACGACGGCAAGATGCCGCCGAACGGTTTCTGGACGCTCCATCCGCTGATCGAGTTCGACCGCACCGAATTCGACGACGATGGCGGCGGCTTTTGGCGCACGTCGATCTGGCTACGTGATGTCAGCGCCACCGAGGAAGAGACCGCAGCGATGCTCACCGATGTGCTGTCGTTCACTCGAACGCGCGAGGCCTGACCGGATGTGCAACCTCTACAGCTTGAAGACGGGTGACCTGTTCGAGACGTGGAACAAGATCCTGCGCCTGCCGGTCGTGTGGGACGGTCAGGCGTCCAATCTTCAGCCGGTCTCCGAGATCAAGATCACCGACACCGCGCCGATCCTCCGGGCCTCGGCCGATGAGGCGCGGGTCGCCATGACGCGTTGGGCCTGGAAAGGCTTCAAGGGCAAGCCGGTGTTCAACTTCGTGTCGGAGGGTCGAGACTTCAGCAACAGCGACAGGGTGCTGATCCCGGCCGACGCCTTTTACGAATTCACAGATCCGGAACCGGGCCAGAAGCTGAAGACCAAATGGCGGTTCACGATGAACGACGCGCCGCTCTTCTGGATCGCCGGCATCGTCAAGGAAGACTGCTTCACCATGTTGACCACCAATCCCGGCCCCGACATCGCGCCCTATCATGATCGCCAGGTCGTGCTGCTCCGTCCCGAGCATGGCCTGGATTGGTTGAACCTTGCCCGACCGCAGGCCGAAATCCTGGCGCCAGCGCCTACCGGCACACTGAGCGTCGAGAAGGTCATCAAGGAAGGCTCGCTGCTTTGATGGCGGACGCCATCGACATGTGGGACACGATTATTGAGGAAGGCGTCGCCGCTCTCGGTTTCCGTCTAGTCGCCGGCAGCCGTGACCCGCTGCTAGTCGTGGAGATCGAGGCCCAGCCGTTGCGTCCAAACGTGCTGACAGCCGCTCATGCGGCCATGGAAGTCGACAAGCTGATCGCCTTCGACCTGGCTGAGCCTGAGGCCGGCGATGCGGTCCTTATGCGCCGCACGCTGATCGAGGCCATGTCGGCGACGACTCCCAGCTACGATCTCAAGCAGGCGACGGCCGCGCTCCTGGACCGGTACCGGATCGAACTGGCCCGATCGGTCCGCCGGGCCGCTGGCGATGATCCCGGGCCACGGCTCGCCGAGATCGGATCGCCCCACGAATAGGGCGGCGTCAGCTAATCCGCGCTCGGTTCCAGATCGTAGAATGGCAGTCCAGCATCGCCGCACTCGGCGCGGCTCGCGACCTTGTCCTCGAACTGGCTTGAGATCAGCACCCGTACGCCGCGATAGCGAATACCCACGCCCGGCGACACGCAGGTCGTCGGAAACACCGCCATCGGAAGTCCGATCCACGACCCGCTATTGAGATAGATTGCGCCTGGTACGGCCTCCGGGTCGCCCTTGGCGGCTTCAGTTTGGCAGGCGTTGAGAAGGCGGTCGATGTCGTCGCGGGTCATGCGGCTGACCTAGCTGAGTCGGATCGCTCTCGCACCGTTCACCGTTGGCCGGACATGAAGACGATCCACATCATCGAGCATGGGCGGCAGTACAATGCGAGTTTCGAAGTCGACGGCCGCGAAGTCTGCGTCTCTAGCGCATATGGGTCGGATCGCGCGCCGATCGGCCGCAAGGACCCCGAGAAGGTCGCCCAAGCCGTCTTGGGCGAAATCGTCAGGAGCTGGAACCCAGCACCCGTGAAGCCCCTTCCACGTCGGCGCTAGAACGCAAAAGGCCCGCCACCCCAGAAGGGGTGACGGGCCAGTTTGCAGGCCGGTGCTGACGAGGGGACAGAGCCGCACCGTGGAGCTTGAATGGTGAAGCTCGCCTTTTGTTCCGTGACTTAGACTAGGTGCTGGCGTCGAGTTACAGGCCTGCCGGTGCGGTTGGCGTTGCGGGCGCTTCCGTGGACGGTTCTCGTGGCGTCGGAAGGCAATCCACTTTGATCGTTCCGCTGAACTGAGCGCCAGTCAGTCCGCCGGACACCGCGCCGTCGTAGTGACGTTCGCACCCCTGGAGGTTCTCCAGGACCTGCGCGCCGGTGGATTGGCAGGCGGACATGGCGAGGCAAGCGGCGACAAAGCCACAACGGACCAGGACCTTCACGGGTCCTCCTAGAGACGGACTATTCGACGACGAGTAGGTCACAATCGCCGCTCTTCCAGATCGCCTCGCGGACCGCGCGTGGCAGAATGATGCAGCCGTGCGAGGCCGTTCCTGGCGCTCGGATGCTGTCGCCGTGGATCCGGAAAGCGGAGCGACCAAGGGCGCCATGTCCAACCGGCTCCAGCTTGAGAGCGTAAGGCCCGACGTTGGCGCTGTCGTATGGCGGCCCGACGATCTGCCACTTGCCGGCGGGGATCGGCCCGACGCCGACGGCCGCCTGCATGGCCGGGTTGTTCTTTCCGCGCCCGGCGCCGGAGTAGCCGCGGGACATGAGTTTCCCATCGCGGCTCAGCTGGCCAGCGCTCTGATCCCAGGTCCAGGTCATGCCTTCCCCGGTTCATGCTTGGTGAAATAGAAGGTCAGGATCATCAGCATCGCGTCGTGCCAATCGAAGCCGGTCGTTGCGAAGCAGCCGACGAGAACGCCCAGAGCCAGGATGGTCTGGGTGCGGGGGATGTTGATGACCTTCATCGAGCCCTCCCCGCCTGGCGCTCTTCGGTCGCCGTCAATCGGCGGTCGATCCGGTCGATGGTGGTGAGCATCGAGGCCGTACGCTCATCGAGCCGGGCGATGGTCTCGCCGGCGGAAGCCGTCGAACTGATCTTCTCCTCCAGGTTCGACACCCGCTGATCGATCTTGGCGCCCCACCAGACGATCCCAGCTGTTTGGACCAACAGGCTCACTAGCAGGGCGGCCGCACCCCATTCGATGCGTTTCTCAGCCCGCTTGAACTCGGTCATCGGAGCGGGGGAAGCAGTAGCGGTCATCGAAAGGCGGCCTCAGCAAGTCGCGGTTTCATGCGACTGTGAGGGCTACGAGCCCGGCGCGGGTTGGCCGCCGACTAGAACTGGTCTGCGTGGTGGATCGCGTTGAACCGGTCCATGACCGTGCGGCCGGCGTCGATCGTATGAGCGTAGGTTTCGAGGAAGATCGTCGAGGACTTCCAGCCGCCGGCGTCCATGGCGACGCGGACCCCTACCCCGGCATTCAGGGCATTGGTCGCGAAGGCGTGGCGGCCCACGGTGTGGCTGGACTTATAAGGCAACCCGGCCCGCTCGCAGACTGCGCCAATCCGCTCGTTAACCGAGAAGCGGGAGGTGTAGCGGAAGACGCGCTGGCCGGGCTCCAGGCCCAAGTCGCGGATCCGCTCGACGAGGTGGTCTGGCAGATAGCGAAGGCTGTTCAGTCCGGTCTTAGTCTTGACCAGCAGGGCTGTCCGTCGACGAAGATCGACGTGGTCGCCGAGGAGGTTGATTGCCTCCGAGACCCGCGCGCCGCACAAGTTCATCAGCAAGACGCATGCGGCTAGGTGCGGCAGGCCATCCTTGTCACACTGGTCGATGAAGGCCTCGAGCCAGCGGCGACTAGCAGGGACCGTCTTCCTCATCTTCGGCGCTGGAAATGGGCGGATACGAGCCGGCATCCTCCAGCCGAGCTCATGAGCATGATAGAGGACCGCCCTGCCTGGCGTGATGACTTGCCGGTTTAGGGTCGCTCCCGACGCCTTCGGATAAATCAGAGCCGCCGATGTGCGTACCGCCAAGGGCGTGATCGCGGCGACGTCCTGCGGCCCGAAGTGATCCACCAACCCGCCGAGATAGCGCGCCTCGCCGCCGTGCTGGACGTAGGACTCGGCGGCTTCCTGGAAGGTGTGCATTTCCGGCACTCCGTGACTGAACACGGGGCGACCGTCGCAAGGTGTGGGCCATAACCCACGCATCTTATGTGCCGGATAACCAGCACTCGATATTTACCCTTTCCGCCTAGCCTGAGGGCCTGCCAAAGGAGACCCGATGGGCCGCCCCTCCCTCAACGTGAAGCGCGTTTCCGTTAACCTGCCGGCGGAGATGCCAGATCGGATCGACGCCTTGGTCGGCGCGCAGAAGCGATCCGACTTCATTCGCGAGGCACTGGAAGGCGCATTGAAGGTGGCTGAAACCGCCGTTAATAGCGCCCGTCGTCGAGAGTAACTGGCACAGCAAAATGAGTACGGGTGTGGGGGTCTAGATCGGCGGGTTTGCCGCATATTCTCCGAGCTGCCCCCGAACGATCGGCTCAATTTGCCACGCCGCCTGTCGATAGGTTCCGCCGAGGAGGTGGATGCCGTCCGTCGTCGTTGCGTTGGCGACACCCGTTGTCGGGAGCTTGCCGGTGTCCCAGCCGTCCTCAAGAAAGCGCGAGAGGTCGATGCAGCCCGCGTTTATGCCTAGGCGGCCATAGCGCGCACGCTGATTAAACAGCACCCGGTTGGCCTCGGCCGTGGCGGGCGTCGCGGCGGAGCCCATAGGCGTCTGCCCCCCGGCCGTGGCGAAGCTGTCGCTGCTCGTGGTGGCGGGAAAGACCGTGCAAATCCACGGTCGCTTACCAAGCGTGGTCGCCCAGTCGCAGACGACCTTCATCGCCGGAACGATCGTCGACAGCCCGAACATGCTATTAAAGTCGTTGATGCCGAGCGGCACGATGGCGTCGCTGCAATACGGCAAGAGGCTTCGGCGCAAGACGCTATTGGCCCCGGAATTGCCGACATAGCCCACCGATCCGGCGATGGTGCCGAGAGCCGCGCCGCCCTGCGAAACGTTGCAATAGGCGTAGTTGGGACCCAGCCAACGCGCGGTGCAGCCGACATCGGGGTCTTCGTCCGTGGTCGTGCTTTCCGACGCGCCCTCGGACCGGCTGTCGCCGAAAATCAAGGCGCTGACACGGTTAGTCGGGCCGACAATCGCGAGCGGGAACCAGCCAACGACGCCGTTGGCCGCGATCCCCGTGGCGGTCAGGTTATTGCCCGGCTGGCTGTTAGTGGTCAGCGACCCGTCTCCCAACGCCGTGCTGGCATAAGGGCAGTAGAGACACCCGACCGCGTTCTGATACCAAGTGTGGACCGTGAACATCGCCCCACGAGGGATGCGGACGGCCAGCTGCGTGAGGTCGGACCTTCCAAGAACCTTGTCAGCGACGACCCCGGTAGCGCCAGCGCCGCCGTTCCAAGTCAGCGTCGTGAACGTGCCGACAGGATACTCGATCGCGGCGGCGAACGTGGTTGGCGCGCCGGGGCCGGTCTCGGTCGTCGATCCCGAAATCTGATACCAGTTCGCCATCAAGACGCGAGCGACCGACATGTCTTCACGGGCGAACATCGCGCGGCGGGCGTTGCCCTCCTTCGCACCGGTATTGATGTTCGTCGGGATTTGGCCGCGCGTAGAAACGAAGCCTTCGTAGACCGCTCGCGTTGCAATCCCAGCCGCTGAGAGGCCCGCAGCAATGGCGGCACGATCGGCGGCCAGAGCGGTGTCATAGGTCAACATGCGGCTAGACCCCAATCAGAAGGAAACGGCCGTCGACCTGAAGAGGTACGCCGCCGATCAACAGGGCGCGGCCAGGGACCCCCACACCCGTGTTGGGGGCGGCGCTGCTCAGCGCGAGCGCGAGCGCGAGCATCAGGCGATGAACCCGACGATGCCGGTCGCCGTCGTGCCGTTGAGCCAGATGCGCGTGATGGCGAGGGGGATGATCGCGCCGCCAGGCCAGTCTTCGAAGGTCAGGTCCGTCCCCTTCGCGGTCCTGACCTTGATGTCACCACCTGTTCCCGCGCAGATCCCGCAGAAGTTCACGTTGCCTGTGTCGGAGGGCGTGACCGCCGCTGCATCCGAGGGGACGAGGTCGTTTCGATGCATTTGGCAGACGTCCTGATCCGTGCAAAAATCAGGGATCAGAATGTGGCCTCTGGCCTAGGCGCGGATTGGCATGGATCCCTTCGAAGACTTACGTCACCGCCCGAACCTGAGGCGGTTTCTGATCGTCGCGCAGATGGCCGCCATCATCGGCATTCTGCTGCTGGTGAAGAGCATCGTGAAGCCGATCGCCGACGGCCTATTCAACTGACTGGCGCGATAGCAAACCGACGCTGATAGGCGCCCCTGCAGCCGCAAGCCTTCCCTGCTGCAGCCTCCGCGACAGCGCCGCCCCGACGTCATCCAGGGCGGCCGTGTTCGCGCGGCTCGTCCCGAGCGTGAGAAGCGCTTCCCGCTCCTGTTCGGTCAGCGTCGCGCCGGCTTGAAGCTTTTCGATCGCCATCATGATCGCCGACATGGGACCCTTTGGCAGACGCGGAGCCTCAACCAGCGTCTCGTCAAAGAGCCGGCCGGCGGTCTGAGACCCTGATCCCGAGTTCAGGAAGCGCGCGCCGTTGACCTGATCGATCGTGTTGCCGATCGCGGCCTGGTAGTCGCGAGCCTGCTCAGGGCCGAACAGTTCCGAGAGCACCTCGCCTTGATTGGTCGACGAGCTGAGCCGATTCAGTACGCCTGTCGCCCCTTCGGTGGGGGCGCCGATCCCACGGACCGCAGCATCGCGGTAGCCGACGCCAGCCATCGTCCCAGCATCAGCTGAACGCTCGACCAGAGGATCGAGCGCCGAACGCAGGTCTTGCCCCGTGGTCTGGGGCCTGTACCCCTCCGCGCCCACATCGAGCGCATCGATCGCGGAGGAGCGCGAAGCGTAGTTGGTGCGCGCGGTCGCATAGTCCGGCGACATCTGAGCCAGATAGTCGTCGATCATCCGAGCGCGCTGTGCGAGGCCCGATGCCTCGCCCATTCGCCCCTTGTCGGCCGCGTCACGGCCCATCTGGTTCAGCCCGATCTTGATCCGATCGAGGGTCCCCAGGTCGGCCGGACGAGGTGGTTGATGACCGGCGAGAAGACCCTGCGCCCATTCCAGAGCGTCGGGCGAAACGTCTGGGCCAAGATCGGGCGCCGCCGCCGGCTCGGTCGCCGCGCGAAGGGCGCGGAGCTGCGGCAGGCGGTCGGCGACCTCCGGCCGCAACGACATGGCGTCCCCCTCCCGGTAGGCTGCTGCGATCGCCCGGCGGCCAGCGTCCCCTTGCAGCGCGGGCTGGACCGGCGACGGGTCGATAGGCGTCGCATAGGGCGCCGCGTACTCGCGCGCCGCCATGGTCTCACGCTGATCAGTGAGGGCGGTGCGCACTTGCTCGGCCGGCCGCTGCTCGCCGGGCGTGAGCGCCCGCGTCCTGCCGATCGCGTTGCCTTGCAGGTCGGCGGTGACTTGATCCTGGTATCGCTGAACTACCCGCTGGGCGCCGCCCCCTTTGCTCGACGCGCCACGCAGCAGAGCCCGCGACCGACCGCCTTGAGGCAGAAGATCCAGCAGAGCCGGAGTCGGACTTCCGGTCCTCATCCACTCAGCGAGTCCAGCACGCACCGCGCTTTCATCCAGCCCATCGGCACGCATCGTCTCGGCGAGGCGCGTAGCCGCCTGACGAACCGGGTTTAGCAGCCGCCCGCCAGTCGCCTTGTTCGCCATGCGCGCCACGGTTCGACCTGTCGCGCCGACGCTGCTTGCAACGTATGGGGCGACGCCTCCGACCAACCCGCCAGTCAGCGCGCCGGCTTTTGCGCCGTCGACTTCCTTGCCCGGGTCCGAGGTCGCCATGCCGGTCACGCTACCCATAGCGGCGCCGATCCCGGACGCTCGAGCAGCTTGGCCAAACAGGCCGGCACCAGGCCGGCCCGCGGCCAGAGCGCCGAGCTGACGCGCACCCGGCATCGCAAAGCCACCGATCAGCGTGCCGATCGTGTTGCGGATCGGCGCCCGCTTCGCGTACTCGGCCGCCTTGTCATTCTCCACGCGCCGCGCGGCGTCGAACGCCTCGGTCATCGTGTAGTTCGGCGTTTCGCCTTTGAGCTTCTTTACGGCGTTCCCGAGACCGACCGTGCCGGCATAGACCCCCGCGTTGAAAGGGCGCGCGAGGCCGAGGGAAACACTTTCGCCAGCGACGTCCTGCATCCCGTACGGGCCGCGCAGCTTGCTGGCGTCCCGATAGGCCAAATGGCGACGCGCGGCGGCAGCAGCTTGCTTTGGATCCTTGGTTGGAACGCTGACGATCGATCCATCCGGGAGACGAACATCAATCACTTGATCGGCCTTCCGTTGATGTCGATGACGACGCGTGCGCCCCTGGGGGCATTCGGAGCGGCCGTGGGCGGTGGCGCGCTCGCGCGGGTGCTGTTGACGCCGTAGGTCGCCACGTCCGGGTACGGCAGTGGCTGTCCGGCCGCCTTGGCGGCCCCGTTCAGCATCATCTTCCGCGTCCGGGCCTTGGCGGTCAGCGTCTCTTTGCTGTCGCCCAGCTGAGGCAGCGCTGCCTTAATCTGGCGCTCCGCCTCGGACGGTGACACCGCCGCGCCACTCATGATCGGCATGAGTTGAGATTCGAACGTCTTGCCGGCCTGCTGGTACTCTTGGAAATCCTGGCCGCCGGCCCATTTGGCCGCGTCGTCCAGGCCGGGGATCTTATCCAGAAGAGCGGCGCCCCAGTCACGCTGGAGCGGGCTCCCGCCAGCCTCGGCCGTGGTCATTCGCTCCTGAGCGTCAACCATCGGTCCCATGCCCATTGCGAGCCGCCCCCTCAGGCTGGCGTCAGCGACTGGCGATTTTGGTACGGCGTCAGCAACCCACGCCTGACCGTTGAAGGTGGCGCGCTGGCCGGTACGCTTGTTGATGGCGACCTGTCCGACGTCGGGCATTACTGCAGCTCCCAATCGTTGAGGTCGAGGTTCGGGCCGATCACTTGACCGACGCCAGCTGTGCCGTAGCCGCCCGCCGCCACGCGCGCCTTGTGCTTGAGCTGGTCGAGATGAAGCTGGCCTTGCTGCACAGTCAGCTGACCTTCGGCGACCGCCGCTCGGATGCGGTCGATCTGTTCGGACACACGGTGCGAGCGCTCCGCCTCGGTCTCGGCGATCGACGCGCCACGCGCGCCGGTCTGAGTGTAACCGTCCGTTCCCTGCGTGCCGTAGACTCCAGCATCCTCGACAAGCTTTGGCGCTGTGAAGGTCCCTTTTGGGCCGTTCAAGACGGTGTTCCCGCCCGTCACTGAGATGGGCTCGAACGCCTTCGCCTTGGCCGCCAGGTAGGCCGCTGGCGCGGCGCGATAGAACGCCAACTCCTGCGGATCTTTGATAGAGGCTTCGAACGACTTCTTGAGATCGGCCGCTTGCTGAGCGGCCTGGCGCGCGAGGGCGTCTCGCTGGATCGCAGCCACGTTGCCGCCCTGGCGGCCATCGAGCGACGCCCCTAGGTCTGAGAGCATACCGCTGGCGATCTGGAGCCGATCAGATCCAGTCTGACCTTGCGGGCGCTGATAGCTGACTAGGCCGCCGAGATACGAGCGGGTCGGGCTGGGGTTCGGCGTCGCCGCAGCGTCAATGATCGCCGCCCTCTCCTTCTGGCCAGAGCGTGCCGACGTGCCGAATAGACCCAATGGCATGCGCATCACTTCGCCGATCCAAACCCAAGTGCGCCAAGACCGGTGCCAAGGCCGCCGAGGCCTGAAAGCAACGCCGCCAGCTGCCCACCGCTTTCGACGGTGTTGCTCGTGCCATCGCTGGTCGTCGTGCCGTTGCTAGTACCGGTCGACTGCTGACCGGTGAACAGGCCGTAGTTCTGGCCGCTGTTGAGGGCTGAGATCAGCTTGAGCAGCTCGGTCGGGGCAGCGATCTGATCCTGGGTGATGGCGCGCTGGGTGCCCCCGAGATCCCCGAGCAGACCGATGTTGGCGCGCGCGTCCGCGCCTTCTGCCGAGCCAAGATTGCCGAGGAGGGAGGCGATCTGCGTCTCGCGCCCCATAGCGCTGTCGGCCAGGGACGCATTGAGGTTGTTGGCGCTCTGACGCCGGTCCGCGTCGGATACAGCCAGGCCGGTGGCCTTGTCGAACCCGGCTGAGCGCAAGGTCGCTTCGGTCTGGGCACGGCCGCGCTGCAGCTCACCCTCCGTGAGGGCGCGCGTGATCGCCGAACCGGAGCCGCCGAACTTCTGGTTTCGAGCGATGTCGAGGGTTTGCTGGGCTCGCGTCCGCCCATCAGCTGCGTCGCTAGAGGCCATCGTCGAGTCGATGACCTGCTGCTGGTAGGGATTGTAGAAGCGCTCCAGACCGCCATCGAGCAGGCTCGCGGCGCTCGTCGTCGCGGGCCCCTTGCCGGCCGTCGCGGCCGCCATGTCGGCGGCTTGGCCGAACAGCGGAGACGTGGTGAGGTCCGAGGCGCCGGTGAAAGCCTGGTTCTGAAGCGCCGAGGGGCCTGACACCAGCGTCGAAGGATCAGTGGTCAGCAGGCCATTGATCTTGTCCTGGACGCCTTGGACGCTGCTGGTCACCCAAGACGGATTGACCGCCGTGGTGGTGTTGTTCGTGGCCGTGTTCGCCGTCGAGGTGTTCGACGTGGTGGTGTTGGTCTTCTTCTTACTCGACATCCTGAAGCACCTTAGCCAACGTCACGGACCATCTCCGGTATCCATGCGGCCTAAGCGCCTTCTCCCACCCTGGGCGGGAGGCCTCGACGAGCGCCAGATCGCAGCCTTGCGACCGGCCCCATTCCTCGATCGCGGGACGAATGATGTCCTCGATTTCGGTCCGACAACCCGCCGCTGCAAAGCACTGTATGGCCTTGTGCTCGTCGTAGGATTGGACCTCGGAGAGCATGATGGACCGCGCGCCGAACCAGATCTGGATCAGCCCTTGTCCAATGAGAGCGCGCAGCGTGGGAAAGCTCAGAAAGCCGCCCTCGATCGCTTCCTCGACCATCGGCCGCCGGCGATCCATCTCCTCGAGGCGACCATCGTCGATCATCGGCGACCCACGATGCGGCCCTCGACGACCGGCGTCCCCATCCGCATGTAGGCGGGCCCTGACGAAAACGAGAGCTTGAGCCCGATCAGCCTGGCCACGGTGTGCAGGTCCTGCTTGGACTGCGAAGGCTGGATGGTGAACGGGCCGATCTCCACCGGATCGTCCTGAGGCTGCTCACGGCACAGGAGCGTCAGATTGATCGCGCCCTGCTGACCTTTGAAGTCGGGCCAGATCGACGACAAGCTGACTAACTCCCCGCCCGGCGCCAGGTACTGCGCGCCGCTGAGCAGAAAGCCCGTCAGGGCCGCCCCATCGGCGCTGTTGCCGCGCTCGTGCCAGTACACCGTGCCGTCGACCGTGGCGCCGATTGGCGAGCGCGCCACGCTGGCGTCGACGAACGCGGTGCGGGCCAGAATGTGCTTGGCCGGGCTGCCGTGTTTCAGATTCATCGAGAACGCGCGGCTGTTCTCCATTCCGTCACGGCTATCAGGGTAGAAGATCCAGAGCTCATTGAAGGCCTTGACCGTCGACACGACGATCTTGTCCTGCTGCGATAGCGCCAGATAGTCGTCGAGATCCTTGCGGAATGGCGTCGTCAGCGTCTGGGGGATGCCGCCAAGCGAGTAGCCCCACAGCTGATAGTCGGGCGAGATCCAATAGGCGGTCTGATTGTCCGCCGTCATGGCATTGGCGCCGATCAGGCCGCATTGGTTGCCGACGCTTTCGAAGCGATACACTTCGTCCAGCGAGCCGATGTAGGAGACGACGAACGCCTGGTTGTTGGTGAAAACGATGTTGTTGGCCGCGACCTTCAGGCCGCCGACTAGACGCCCGCCACCCGCCAGGATCTTCTCGCGCGCCGTGTCGTCGGTGCTTGTTGCCCAGACGGTTTCATCGGTGAGCGACGAGTGCCGAATGCACAGCGGGTTGAAGTCGCCCGAGACCTCCTCGTTGCAGCCGACCGCCATGACGGCCCGCTCTTCGGTCACAAGAATGCTGGTGACGTTGGCTGGCGCGTTGGTGACCGGGGCCGCTACGACACCCGTGTCGTTGGCCCACTGATAAATGGTCCCGCCCCGCGGACAGGCGATCAAAGCCTCGCCCAGCGCTCCGAAACTCCACGTCCGAGCATAATACTCGCCGATCGCGGGAAGTCCGTAGAAGCCCGAGCCATAGGGGCCGACGCCATAGCCCTGGCCCTGCGTGCCATTGACCTGCCCGGCGACTAGTCCGGTAGGCGTGATGTCGAACAGTGCGCCGCCGCGCCAGACATAGAGGCCCGTATGCGTGCCGAACGCCACGTTCAGCCGCCCCGCGAGGTCGGTCCACGTGAAGGTGTTGCGGCAGACGCCGGAGAGCGTCTCAAGTGTGAGCGACTCCCAGCCGCCGATGATCTCAGGACGCGCGGGCTGGTCGTTGTCCGTGGAGACGAACCGAACGAGACTTCCGTCAGTGTATCGACCTTGAGCGGCCAAGACCGTCTCGCCGAAAACGAGGCCGGGCGGGATGTCGAGCGGGTAGCGCACGCTCTAACCCCAGACCTCGACAACGACTTGGCCGTCGCCGCCATCACCACCGTCGCCGCCGACGCCTGAGGGGCTCGGGCCGCCGCCACCGCCGCCGGCGCCACGGCCTCCCTTGCCGTCTTTGGCTCCTGGATTCGCGCCCGTCGAGGCTCCGCCACCGCCACCACCGCCGCCCGGCCCCATGGTGGGTGACGCCCCGGGCGAGCCTGCAGTAGGGGTAGCGCCACTTGTTCCCGGGGCTCCACCAAGTGCTGTGCCGAGGGGCCCCACAGACCTGGGGCCTGCCTTGGCCGGCGAGCTGCTCGAAGCCGCGCTTCCGCCGGCTGGAGCGGCTTGGAATGGTGGGTTTTCGGTAGGTTGTCCGCCCTGGTTGCCGCTGACCCCGCCGAGATACGCCCCTGAGCCGGGGTTGGTATTCGCGGTGGAAAATGAAGAGCTGACCGACCGAGGGCCGCGCGCCGCCACGAGTTGGCCAAAAGCGCTGTCGCCGGCGGACGCAGCAACGGCGCCCGCTACCGCGCCGGCACTGCCGAGCCCGACCGTGACGGACTCGGTGGCGGAAACCCGGTCGATGGGGACAATCGCCTCGCTAAGGCCACCACCCGCACCACCAGCACCAGGGCCGCCGCCGCCGCTTTCGCCGCCATTGCCGCCTTGGGCTCCACTGAGAGTGTGGACCCGCAGGAACTTGCCAGCGCCCAGCGCCAAGTTACCGGTATAGTCGGCGGGCTTAGTCCACGTGCCGCTAGCGTTGAAAATCTGGCGGTCCAGGCAGCGCGCTGCGCCGGCGCCCGCCAAAAGGAAGTCGCTAAGCTCGCTCATCGGGTGAACTGCCAATCGCCAGATTGAAGGGAGAGAGAAAACGAAGCGCCGCGAACTCGGCAGTTCAGAACGCCGGACGTGCCCATGACGGTGTGGCTACCAGGGTCAAAGATGAAGCGATTGGCCGCCCAGCCGGCCGACGAGGAATTCGCGCCTCCGTCCGAAAAACTCAGAACATCGCCAGACAGCGAGCCGGCTGGTTCGGAGCCCGTGACCACACCAGAGGTGGTATCCACGATGTAGGATCCGCCGCGCTCAGCGGTGAAGCTGGTGGCCTTGCGGACCGGGCCGACCGACCACATCGGAGCGGACTCGTCAGGCCTGAGGATCAGAGGCCGGCCGCCATTGCCGGGCATGCCCGGAAAGGCTCCAATCGTGCCAGCGAAGGCTTGCTCATCGACATAGGCTTTAGTCGCTGCGTCGCTCGGCGCGGTGGGCGATCCCACGTTGGTGAGACGTGAGCCTCCAAAGTCGCTGGTTTGCAGTGCAACAACCGATCCTGCGCCATCGCAGGCAACAATCGCTCCATTGCCCGAGGCGATCGTTGCGTTCGTTGCTCCACCAGACGTGATGACCATGTCGCCCGTCGTGTCATTGATGGCCGCGTAGAGCTTGGAGTAACCGGGGATGGTGACCGTGCCGCCGGTTCCGCTCGTCGCGTGCAGGATTGCCTTCCGACCCTCGGTATCGACACCGTTTGTCGATGTGAGGAGCTTTGCGCCGGACAAGACGAAGGCGGCGCGGCCGCGAATGGCCTCGTCGATTAACGCCAAGGCTTGCGCGTTGAGCTTCGCGCCCCAGACGGTCTCGTCCTCGCCCGTCACCATCTCGATAAAGCCGAGGGGAGTGTAGCCTGAAGGCATCAGACAGCCCCTCTCGTGTCGTAGCGGCGCCAGGCCAAGCCGTCGCTGAAGACCGGGCAGGAAGCACCCGCGCCATCAACGTCACGGACGTAGATCGTGCAGCCTTCCCAGCCCTCTGCTGGCGGAAGGTCCGAGGCGGTCTCGCGCTTGAAGTCGCGGCGCGGCTTGTCGGGCTCGATCGGGGAGAACCGGGCTTCAATCGCAGCGGCAAGACGCGCGACGAGAGGCGGCAGACCTGCCGGATACCAGCTCATACGACCGCCCCTGAGATGGTCGGCGCGATCGGGCCCCCAGACATGGCGTCAGCTCGCTCGCGGGCGATGATCTGGTTTATCTGCGAGCGGAAGCGGGCCTCGTACGAAGCCTCTTCCTCACTGAACTTGTCGAAGGCCGCAGCGGCCGACAGAGCGCCGAATAGGTAGGCGAACGGGTATCGCGCCAGGATGACGTTCGTGTCCGCATCCAAGCTCATCGCGTCAAGCGAGCGGTAGTAGAGCAGTTTGCCGGTGTAGGTCGTGTCAGGCGTCGGGCCGAACGTCATGTTCGAACCCTCGCGGCCGAAAATGGTCGGCCGAGACGGCGTCTGCATCGACCGGGCGCGCATCACCTGGTCCAGCGATCCCGGCGACAGGGGCTCTTCGTAGTCGACATCCAGCCAGAGCCGGCCTGCAGCACGGTAGTCAGACGGCAGGGCAATGGAATTGGCGCTGATCGTCAGATCGACCGATGCCTGCAGCAGCGGGATGCGCAGGGCAGCCATCAGCTCGGTGTGCGCGTAATGGATGAAGACCGGGATATTGGTCTCGAACAGCGTCAATGACCGGGAGGCATAGTCCCTGACGCCCTGCTTCAGCTCGCCGTAGGTCGAGAGCGGCATCAGACCCTCCCCGGCGCGGTGCGCAGGTACTGATAGTCAGGGTCATTGAGCTTGCGGTTCAGGCGGTCCTTGGCGTTCGGATCCAGGTACCACCACCCCTCCTCGTTCAGCCATTTCACGGCGATGATGTCGGGGATGAAAGCCACCCGGCGCATGTCACGCGAAGGCGTATAGCCGTCGTTGTGCGTCGACATCGCCTTGCAACGATCGATGATCGCGGTCAGGTCCTGCGACGCCACGATGCTGTAGCTGCCATCGTGGTTGTCAACGAACTGGCGCTGGACGCCGGGAGCCCACATCAGAGGATCTCGACGAAATGCCGATCTTCGAGGGCCTTCGCCGTCGGGCCTTCGAGCACGACTTCATCGTTCCAGTCGTAAGTCTCTGACTCGACGCCACTGAACACCAGGCCATGGCCGGCCTTGGTGATGCGGACAGCGACCAGAGCGCCCTCCTCGATGACGGTGGGGACGGGAGGCGGTGCGCCCTTCTTCTTTACGGCGCCGGAATGGGTGGTCTCGGTCATGGGGATCTCGCGAAAAAGGCCGAGACAGCCGAAGCCGTCCCGGCCAGTCGGGGGGAGGTCAGAGCAGGTCAGCGACGACGCCGTGAGCCTTCTCGTTGCGAACAACCAGGGTGGCTTCGGTGACGATCTGGAACTTCGTGTTGTCGCCGGTGACAGCGAGGTCCTTCGACTTCACCGGGCGCAGGGTACCGACGGCGGCCATGGAGGTGTCGACGATCAGGACCTCGCGCACCGTGCTGGAGCGGCTCAGCCCATAGGGGTGAGGAACGACGGCCTGCTTGCCGAAATCGCCTTGGTAGACATCCGCGCCACCGACGATGATCGCCTGGCCGTTGCCCTTCACGTCGACACGGATGTCGGCGATGCCGGTCATGGCCGAGAACTCGCCCTTGTGCTTGGAGCCGGCGATGATGATCGAGCCATCGACGCTGGCGCCGTTGTCGAACATCGACTGGTTGACGGCCTTGAGCTGGTCCTCGGTGAAGGTCCGGCGCGTGCCGTCGGTCGGGGCCGCAACAAGGCCTGCCGAGTAGCCGCCGTTCGCACCGCCCGAGCCGCGGGAGACGTTGGAGGTCAGCCAGGCGGCCAGACCAGCCGCAGCACGCGGGGTCGCCCCCGATTCCAGCACCGAGGCACGGGGCAGCAGGAACGCGGCCTCCATATCGCGGCGCATCGACAGGCCCTTCAGCAGTTCCTGGCGATCGCGCTCGTCCGAGCGGCCGGCTGTGACCACGGCCTGGGCGGTGCCAGAAACCACGCCATCCTTGGTGAAGATCTGGCAGACGTTCTTGACGCGGGTGGTCAGGTTGCCGGCCGTGATCGTGCCGACATCGCTGCCTTCAAGCGCGGCGTTGTCGGCGTTCACCGAGTCCAGCGTCTCGGTCTGCCATTCGTGGGTGGTGTTTTTGGCCTTCGTCTTGCCGATCGACGAGATGAAGGGCGTCTTCTCCGGGGCGACTCGGTAGATCTCGTCCTGGAGATCCTCGCGGATGCCGACGTTGTTGAGCGTGGTGACGGTGTTGGTCGGAGCGGCCATCAGCCTTGTCCTCTGCGGGCGCGGCGAAGGGCAAGCGCGTCATCCATGGAACCGGTCTTCGCGAACCGGGACTCGAGCGCCTGAACTTGCCTTGATTGGGATGACCCACGCTGCTGAGCGCCGGCGGGACGAACCGGCGTGGCGCTGCGCTGCGTGGGTTGCGGGATAGGCTTCTTGGCGAGGTTTGCCTGAGCGCGATCCCAGAGCATCGCCTTGTGAGCGAGGCTGAGTTCCACAGCGCCGGCCCACTTGAGGTCTTGGGGCGTGAGGCCCTGTTCCGTCAGATAGCCGATCAACTCAGTCCTGGCCGAAGCCTCGATAAGCGCGGGGGCGACCTCGGCCAGCTTGCCGGCCTGCTCTCGCAGAAACTGCCGGTGCTGTTCAGCCTCAGCCGCTTCTCGCGCCTGGGATAGTTCGTCGAGCTGCTTCTGCTCGGCGTCGAACTGGAATTTCGCCACGGTGGCGGCTTGCAGGTCCTCCGCAGCCCATTCGGCCCACTGCTCGGGCGTGAAGGCGCTCCAGCGCGTGCCGAAAACCTCCTTGGCGGCGGTAAGCTGGCCATCGATCAGTTCGACAGCCTGGCCGATGATGTCGGCCTCCTTGCGGTACAGGGCGGCCTGCTCGGTCGCGAGCGTGGCCTGCTTGCTGCTTTCCGCCACCTTATCGGCGACGAGCTTCTGGACCTCCGGCGGGGCCGTGGCGAAAACCGCCTTCTCCTCGTCATTCCAGAAGTTCGGCGGCGCGACGACGGGCTCGGCGGGCTTTTCAGCCTCCGGCTCCTTGCCTTCGTCGTCCTCCTCGCCTCCTGTGGGCTCTTCGCCCTCGACCGGCTCATCTTCAACAAGCTCGGCGCCGTCAGCAGCGGGCTCAGCCGGCGTCAGCGGCGCTGGATCAGGATTGGCGGGTTCGTCGTCGTCGATCTCGTCGGCGACGGAAGAAAGCGCAGCGCGGCGCTCCAAGGCCTCGTCGATGGTGAGCGGGCCGGTGTCGTCGGGAATGTCGCTTTGGAGGCTCATCCCCGAAGGATGAGGGCTTCACCCGCCGCGCGGATTGCCGACGAGCGCCTCGTCGGCTGCCGACCCTAGGGAACGGGCTGACAACTCCATCGCGGCCCCATTCGTGCAGCAACAAAGGCCGCGCCATCCGCCAAGCACGGTGCGGGATCGCTGATCGTGTACCAGACCGGCTGGCCGGACCCCGGCTCATTGTTGCGCTTCACGGCAGCGCACATCTGCCCGCCCCCACCAGGCTTTCCAATCATCGAAACAGTGTTGGAAACGGTGTGCGTCGTGGGCGGAGGTTGCGTGATGTGGGGGACACCTCCGTGTCCGATCTCGACTTTAGGTGGGCTCGGAATTTCAATCGTCGTGCTGCAGGAATAGGTGGGAGCACCAGCCATCAATCGAGATATGTCCGGCGCCTCTTCGTCCGACCAGGCTGACACCGGAATCGAGAGAGCGGCGAGTAAGACGAAGACTGGCTTGATCACGAGATTGCTCTCCGACGGCGCAAAACGCTGACGCTAGTCACCACCCTCAAGGGCCTTTGTCATCTCGTCCAATGCTTCTTGGTGCTGCCCATTGTGCATGATCGCTTTCAGCGCCTTCTGGACGCTGTCGAGCGCGTTGATCCCCATGTAGAGGCGCTCGCGGACCTCAGCCTGACCAAGGGCGGAGCCGATGATTCCGTCGACCATCTTCTGGCGGATTGCCGCGAATGCCTCGTCAGTGAGGCCGATCTCTGTTTGGGCGGCGTGGCCTCGCTGGACAGCATCGCTCATCCCGGTTGCCCTCCGAATTCAACCTGCTGGCTGCCGTTGCCGACTCCAAGCGCCTGCATCCGCGCCTCGACGTCGATCTGGTAGCGCTTGAGCTTGAACTCGCCTTCCATCTGCTTGTCCTTGCTCGCGGCGTCGCTCGCCGCCTTGATCTCCGCGATACGGATGTCGGCCTGCGCCTTGATCTTGGCCGTCTCGATCGCGGGATCGGGTGGCGGCTCACCCTTGGGCGCCTCTTGCGCCTTGGCGGGATCAGTGAAGAACGGATCGACCGACTTCTCGCCGGACGCCAGGACCAGCTTTCGCGCCGTGTCATAGATGTTCTGCTTGGTGACGAACGGGCCGTCGAAGCCGCCCTGCTCGGCGATCAACTTCTCCTGCGTCGCCATGATCCGATCGAGCGCGACAAGCTGCTGCTCGCGGCCGCCAGAGCCGACGCCCACCTCCACCGTCATGTCCTTGCGCGAACCCCAGGTCGAAGGGTCTACCTCGGTCCAGTTGCCGCGCAGGCGCACCTTTTCAGCCATCGACGGATGTTTGCGCGTCACCGCGTGGACTAGGAGGAACAGGTCCTTGATCCCAGTCTCGGCGAACACGCGGGCGATCATCCGCACCCGCTTCTGAGCCTGACTGATCATCGCCAGCGCGCCCTTGGCGGTGTCGTGCAGGGTGTCGGGGTTCAGCCCCTGGGCGTTGCGCACGACGCCGGAGCGCTGCTCGCCCATGACGGAGACGTATTCCATGGCGCCGAACACATCGAAGCCGAGCTGGCCGGCGCTGATTGGTCTGACGGCGTTACCGGTCTTGGACCTGATGGGCGCGCCCGGCACGTAGTTGAGGAGGTCGGACAGCGTGAAGTCGTTCGCCTGGTCCTCTGAGACCTCCGCTCGCTGGTTCATCGCGAAATAGCCGCTGTCGAGCATGATGCGCAGCAGGGCGGTCTTGATCCGCTGCACCTCGCCGACCTTGTCGTACAGCGACTGACCCAGCAGGCGGTGCGTGACGATGAACGGCGTCGAGACCGCAAACGGGACCTCGTCGATCCGTTCCTTCTTCAGCAGCACGGCTTCGTCGTTGCCTGTGACGACGCGCCAGAGCTCAGGTCGGCCGTCGCCGTCGGCATCGACCAGGATGATGTGCTCGACGATCTCGACCTGATGAAGGTTGTGCGAGGTCTGGGATACAGCCAGGGCGCCGTCGTTCTCGCCGGCGTTGTCGCGGGCCGTCTCGACGCCGCCGTCGCGGAGCGTGCCGTAGGGTGTCAGCTTTCCAACCTTATCGGCGTCGTGGCCGTCAGCGATCAGTTGCTGGGCGCGTGGCCGGGTGCGCATGGCGCAATAGGTGGTCTTGGCCAGCGAGACTGTGTCGCGGGCGAACGTGAAGTCTTCGGGTGGGACCTCCATGATGCAGGTGCGGCCCTTCTGGCGCGTCCTGCGGATCGTTACTTCGTAGATCGGATTGCCGGCGTCGTCGGCGGTCCGGGCCGTGACTTCAAGCTCGACGCCTTCGGCCTGGGAGATGATCTGCACCTCCATCTCCGACAGGTCGGTGTAGTGCTCCTCCTCGACCACGTCGTCGTACTCAGGCCAGACCTTGGTGATGCCGAGCTTGGTCTGCAGCGCGTCCTTCACGTGGGCGTAGAGCACCCGCCAGCCGGCGTTCTCGTTCATCACCACGTGGTTGACGTAATCGGTCTCCTGCTGCGCCCCGGCGACGTCCTCCTCGCCGATCGGACGGAAGGTCACCACGTCCTCGCCACCGCACAGGATCTCCATCAGATCCGGCATCAGGGTTTCGACGGCGTCGGCGAAGTCGGTGGAGACGGCGGAAGAGCGGCCCTTCAGCGAGGGCACATCTGGCATTTCGCCCTTGGCGTAGTTCAGCGCCATCTCGCGGTTGGCGTTCAGCTCGTCGTCATTGTCGAAGCCAATGGACTGCCGACGCTCCTCTGAGACGAGGGCTAGGAAGTCTTCGTCAGTCAGAATCGTGCGCGGTTCGGCCATGGCCCCGATGGTCGGGGCTTATCGAACGGCGCGGATTGCCTAGATGCTCCGGCCATGGTCCGTTCGTCTAGACTCTCGGCCATCTATTACCTTTTACGAACTCAAGATTTTACGTTCATAAATTCGTGGAACCTCGCCGGCGTCCGGACCGTTTTTAGGTGAGCTAGAATGGCGAACAGACCACCGGAGTTGCACCTCCGATGGCCCTTAGTTCGCTAGAAAACGCGCGTTAAAGCGCCATTGCGATCAATACGATGACCGCAACAGCCAGGACGAATGTACGTCCTGGCATTGTTATGGTGACCATAACGCCTCCTTTCTACGTGCATGCGGCACGTAGAAATAAGAACGTCCCAGAGCGGAAAGTGGCGGCAGAAACTGCGCCTCTTTAACACACGCTTTCTCTGTAATTCGGTAGCTAGGCGAATCCGGTTCGCGTCAATTGCCCATAGGGAGGCCTGAATGGCCTAGCTTGTGGGGAAGGTCACACTGCCCCGAAGTTGGGTAGAACCATGCGGTCCACGCTTGGCTTGGTCGCGGCATGCCTGAGCATCATCAGCGCGTAGCGTGAGGCGCTGATCCGGTCGTCGCGCAGCTTCACCACGATGCCATCCTTACGGTGATAGAGGCGGAACTCGCCGATCCAGCCGCCGCAAGTCCTGAACACCTTCCAGCGGCCGGTCTGCATGCGGTCGAGCATGTCCATCAGGCCGGCCTCGACGCCGTTGGAGCCGTCGCTGAAGGTCGCCTTTTCGGTGAGCATCTTCAGTCCTTGGGCGCGGTACTGCTTGGCGAGCTGCTCGCCCGAGCCCTTGTCGTGCTGCAGGCCGTCGTGGGGCCAGGCGACCGGGATCCAGTCGCCCCAACCCTTCACCGCGGCGGCATGCATGATGGGCGTCGTCTCGCGCGCCGCGTACTCATTCACGACGTAGATGATGTCGTTGTCGGTGTCCCAGGCCAGGCCGGCCGCGCCGAAGGGGTGATCCCAGCCGAAGTCGATGCCGGTGATCCGCTTCCAGTGGCGCGGAATCGGGACCGGATCGCAGATGATCTGCTCCTCCTCGATCGGGAAGACGCGGCCCGAGCCCATGATCGGAATGCCTTTGGCGCGGGCGTCGCGCTCATGCAGCGGGTAGCTGTCGATGATCTCGCGACGCTGAGCCGGCGTGTAGTGCTCGGCGTCCTCGATGGTCATCGTGGTGACGTGACGGCTCATGCGGCTTTCAGCGCCTCGATGTCGGAGCCCTCCAGGAACTTGCTGACGACATCGGACATGCCGAGAAGCGGCGTGAAGGTGAGCCAGGCGATGCCGCCGGTGGCGTTCGTACGGGTCAGGCCCTCGGTGTAGATCTCCTCGTCGGGCTCCTCGTCGAACCACACGAAGTCGAGCGTCTCGCCCTGCCACTTCTGGCGGCCCTGGTCATAGGACTTGAAGCCGAGGGAGGACCGCCCGCCGGTCACGTGTTTGACCACGACATTGTCGAGGGCGTTCGGGATGCCCTGGCGCCGGGACCAGTCATGCAGGTCATCGCCGGGGATCAGGCCCGTACCCCACTGATCCTCTTCCTTGGGCTCGCCGACTAGGAGCCGCTGGGCGCCGTCGCGGGTGACCTCGGATGTCTTCGATCCAACCCAGGCCCGAACAGGGCGATCCCAACGCCGCCCCTCCCACCAGTCCGGATACCGGCCGGTGAGGTGCATCGCGGCCTCCGCCGCGCCGCTGTAGGTCTTGCCAAGCTGGTTTCCTGCCATGAGCAGGCGCTCGCGGTGGATCAGGCCGGCGGCGTGGAATTCGCGCTGCTTGGCGTAGGGCCGATAGGTGAAGAGCCGTCGCCGATCGATGCGGCGCTGGCGCTCCTCCATGAGCGCGAGAAGCTCAGCCTTCTCGGTCCGCGTCATCCGCGCTCCCGAGCTTGGCCGATAGGAGAGCGATGCGCGCGTCGAGCTGCTCGTCGGTCTGGGTGTTGACCGATCCGCTATGGTTCAGGTCGAGCCGCTCGCCGTATCGCTTGGGGTCCCACTTCGCGAGGAGCTTCAGCCGGGTCTCGATGCGGAGCTTGGAGCGCTGGACGAACTCGGTGTCGCAAACTTCTCGCTTATCCTCACCGACCACCTTGGTGTCGCCGCTGCTGTCGTCAGCGATCGACAGGCACTCGTCGGCGATGGCGTCGAAACCATCCTCGCGCGCGCGGGCGATGGCGGCAGAAAACTGCTCGTCCGCCTCCATCCAGTTGCGCACCGTCCTGGGCGTGATGTCGCCGATGTCCCGGCAGATCGCAGCCATCGGCTCGCCGAGCGAGAGGCGCTCGACAATCTCCTCAGCGAGCTTGGCGGTGAACTTGGAAGGACGGCCCATACGCTAGTAAGTGCTCAGCACCGGACCGAGGTCGGCCGTGAAGGTCGTCGGCGGCGTGATGCTGGTGAAGGTGCCGAACGTCTCGCCGGTCTTCTTGCTCGCGCCCATGACGCCGATGGCGTGGGAGCGGAAGCGGGCGCTCGTGCTGCTGCACTGGAGGCCGACGTAGTAGGTCTGCGGGCCCTTCACCTTGGCGGTAGTCGTGAAGGCCAGGGTCTGGAGCGCGGCGGTGCCGGCTTGGGCCGTGCTGGCACTCTGGGCGACGAGGGCGCCGGCGCTGTCGAACAGGGCAGCCTTGATGTTACCGCCGACGGCAGAGCCGTTGAGCACCTTCACCCCGGTCAGGTCGCAGTTGTTCGCGATATAGACCTCGGAGATGTAGGTCTCGGTCACGACGGGGGTCGTGTCCGTGCCCGAGGTGGTGGAAGCGGGGAAGGAGTCCAGCGAGGGCCACTCGCTGCGGTCGCCCTTGGCCGAAATGCCGCGACGTCCAAGGTGTTTGCCGACACCAGCCATGATCGATCTCCTGGGGAAACATAGCCCCGTGGGTGAGATGATCAGGATGGGGGGTTAGGGCTGGGCGCGGATTGCAGGGCACATCGTTGCGCTCGCAGCTAGGCCGCCTCCCTGAAGTTAAGCGCTGGTAGAGTTCCAGGAATTTACGATCGTGCCAGCGTCATCTACCAGGACGAACTGGTCTTCAGGGTGGGAGAGGGCCGAGCTTGGAGCGCTTTCGATGCTTCCGTGAGCAAGGTCGATGGCGATCGCCACGGTTGGAGCCGCTATCTCTAGGGAGTCCACTGGCGAACCTCCCTGTTCAGGCGTGTTCGGGTGTTTAAACAGCTGCAAACGGAAGATCATGAACTAAATTCCAATTTTCAAGTGCTCAGTCACTTCGGAACGTCAGTGACATTCACTATAACTGCCTCAATGATCTTTCCGCGCGATTTTCGCGTTTTCATTTCCACAGAAACGGGACCCTTGCTCCACTCGGCAGCGCGGATACTTTCCCTATGCTGATCAGAAATCATCGCATCCATTAGGGACGCGTTGATCTCTTCACCCGTCCTAACATTCTGGAGGGTCACCTTAAACCCATCAGGCGCCGTGGTATCGACGCGTGAGACGCGGAACACGCCCCGCAGGATCTCTTCGGCGGGCTTTCGGCGGGTGTTGGCTACGAGATCAGCCGCAGTCTCACCTTCGATTTCTAAGCCATTGATCTTCCCACCGCCTTCGTGAGCAACTGCCTTCAAGATTTCAGTCTTCGCCTGTGTCGCTTCGTCGCCGATTTGCACTAGCAGCGGGACTTGCTTTGTGGCGCGCAGCCACATTTCCTGGCGCTTCGTGTCTTCCTCAGACAATTTGCTGAATGCATTGAAAAAAAGCTCTTGCCCCTTGGATTCGAGCTCGGCTTTTCGCCCGTCGGTCTTGTGCTTCAAGTACATTGCCCAGGCGGCAGTTGCTCCTACCACCGCGACGGTACCCAGGATCATGATCATGATCTGCTCCGGTGTCATTCGCCCGATGGCTGCGACCCCCCAAGATTGCGCGATGCCAGTTAGATCGATGCCGAGCTTGCTGCTACCGCCTTCGACCTTCACCCGAAAGTCTAAGACTTCACGCTCGTCGCTAGTGCGTTCGATAGAGCGACTTTTGGAACTCGACCAGCGCGCCCATCATGGCGGCCGACATTGAGCTCTCAACATCAGTGTCAGGCAAATAGATGTCGAGCCGCGGCCAATGCTCAAACGCCAGCGAGGGGTCGAACCCGTCGGGCAATTCGCCTGCGAGGGCCTGGGCTAGATAATGCCAGGCCTCATCCTCACTGTGAACCGTAATAGGAACTGATTGAGCCAAGCCTGCCTCCCCGCACGACTCGGCGACCTTAGCGCGCTAATTTCCATCCGCTCGCTTTTTCGAAGCTTATAGCGGCGACCGCATCTTCAATCGCAGCGCAATGCTCCACCCTGTCGCCCCCTTCGCCGCGTACAGCACGTCGCTGAACACCGCTGCATAGCCCTGCCCCTCCGCAACGGTGATCGCCAGGCGGCGGACCACATGCGCCTCGTCGACCGCCCTCGAGCCAGCGCAACTGACGCGCAGGATGATATTGATCTTCACCCGCGAACCTTCCCGCTCGGTCGTGATGCTGTCGCCGGCGCGGAACAGGCCCTGGGCGACGAGCGCGGCGGTGATGGCGCTGGTCAGCGGATCGGACAGGCGGCGCGTGGGCGTGACGGCGGGCGCAGGAGCGCGAGGGAGGGCGAGGCGGAAGGCCTTGGCGAGGTCGTCGATGATCACGCCGTCGGCCGTGTCGCGGTACTCGTCGACCACCTCAATGGCGTTGCCGATCGTGGAGCGGTGGCGACCTAGCAGCGTTCCGACGGCCTGCTTGTCCAGGCCGGCCTCTGTGTTCAGCAGGTAGGCCAGAACCTGACGCGCGAACGCGGTCGCTGGCGATCCCTTCCGGGCGCCAGTGATCACCTCCGGATCTTCATTCAGCCGGGCCGCGACAAGGTCAGCGCCAAGGGTGAGGAGGCCATGGGGCCGGGCCAGGGTCACGCATCCTCCCCATCGGCCATCAGGCCCCATTCGACCAGCTCGCGAACGCCGGCGGCAAACGACACGCCCGAGGCCACCGCTCGCTCACGGATCTGGCCGAAGGTCTCTTCGTCGAATGAGACGACGATCCGGCGCGACGGACCTTTGGCGAAGCCGTGACCAGGCAGGGGCGCCTTGTCGTTCGCTCCGTTTGGGCGCGTCATGCGTCGCACCCCGCATCGTTGCTTGAGGCAAAATCAGCATGACCCGACGCGATCGCCCATACGCTCCAACCGTACCCGAGCAGGCGCAGCTGCTGATCGCCGAGCGTCGAGCGAACGGCGAGGATTTGGCGTTCGACATGGTCGTCGCCGAGCGGCTTTGCGATCTTGGATACCTCGAGGCGTGCGTCGCCAGAGGCACCGAGGGCGGCGAGCCAAACAGCACCGCCTACATGCTGACGCCCGAAGGACGAGCCCTGATCGCAGGGCGTCTCGGCTAGTCGGATAAGCGGTTCAAGGAGGGGGTATCCCTTGGAGGGATACCCCCTTGATAGGTTAGTTATAACCCTAGGATAACTACCCGCGAGCACGCGATCCCGCACACGAGGCGACCGTGACGTTTTGCGTGACGGACTGGTTTTGGATTTCGTCACGCGTCGGATTTCTCCAATGATTTCACGGGAAAACCGTGACGTTTTTGACCGTGACGAGTCGTCACGCGGTGATTTCGTCACGGACGTCACAGCAGCTCCATCCCTTGCCGGGTGATCCAGATCCAATGGTCCTCTTTGTCGATGAGGCCCTTGTTGAACAGCGCATCTCCATCGCGTCGGACGGCCTGGCGGATAGCGTCGTCCGCCATCCCAGCGCCGTTGATGACCTTGTAGATGTCGCGGAATTTCGCCCACTCGACGCCATAGGTATTGGGCGGTGCGCGCTCACCAGAAGGTATGACGCCGCCTCGCTGGGTGATGGCGTCGTCGAGGATCTTGAGGAACTTGGTTTGGCCGACCGAGAGCTTCGTCCTTCGTTCGCCGGTCCGTGGATCTCCAACCTGGGCGGGGACCACCACACACGAGGTGATGGTTTTGCCGTCGTCGTAGGTCCCGATATCCACGGGTTGCAGCTGAAAGCCGATCTTCTCGCCGTCCTCGCCGTCCTTGATCTTCACGACGCGTAGGGTTCGGTAATTGGTCTCCTCGTCTCTGGTGATTTCTATGGCGGAGTCGACGTTGGCGCGAAGGCTCGTATGGCCCCGCTCGCGGTCGCCGGCGGCGTTCTTGTGGTGCACCCACATGATCGCCGCGCCGGTGATGGTGTTGAGGCGCTTTCCGGCCGCGAGCATGCGACTCATGTCCTCCGAGGCGTTCTCGTTGGCCCCGGTGCTGGCCGTGGAAAAGGTGTCGATCACGATCAGCGCCAAAGGCTCGGGGAGCGCGGCCTTCCAGGCTAGACACTCCTCTCCGAATGCCTCGACGTCGCCGTCGCCGGAAAAGAGGTTCACGGTCTCGGGCAGCAGGACGAAAGGAACGTCCGCGCTCCATAGGCCGTGATGCTGGCGGTATGCCTTGAGGCGTTTGAGTAGGCCCCTGCCGCCCTCACCGGCCTGATAGAGCACCGAGCCCTTGCGCGTGGCCTTGCCGAGGAACGGAACGCCGCGGGCGATTGCCAGGCCCATGTCGACGGCAAGGAATGACTTGCCCGACCCTGATGCGCCGAACGCCAGCACCGTGTCGCCGGAGAAGAACAGGTCCTCGACCTGCCAATCCTGGCGCATGGTGACGGTATCCATAGCGGCCCACGGGATGGCCCCAAACCGGCTTTCAGGGGGTGCTGGAGCCCATATCCGAGCCCTTTCGCCTGCGAGGCGATTGAGCTCTTCGCCCGTCCCGCCAGCCTTTATCCAGTCGCTGACGTCGCCCTTGGGCGGCAGGCCGGGTAGGTCCAGGATGCGCACCGATCGCGCTACGCCCTTCAGGGCCGCGCTGACGACGCCCGCATGGTTTCTACCTGCAGCGTCGTTGTCGGGCAGGATGATGACGTCGAGGCCGGCGAAGGACGGCGCAAGGTCAGCGGGCCATTTGCCCGCGCCGCCGGCGTTGCAGGTCGCGACCACGCCGAGATGCGCCAGAGCGTCGGCGTCCTTCTCACCCTCGACGATATAGGCGGTGCCCCGTCCCTCCAGGGACCAGAGGTCGGCCATCCGGTACGGGATTGGCTTCACGCCCTTCACCGACCAGGACCAGCCGTCCTTCGATGTCGGATCGGGCCGACGCTGGCGGAAATCCTTGGGCTCGTAGCGAACGACCTGGAAGTGAACCTCACCATCCTCATCGGCGTAGTCGTAGGTCGCCACGATGCGCTTGTGCGTCTTGATCGGCGCCCGGCCGTCCTCGATCGCCAGGCCGAGGTTCTCCTTCATGTAGCCAACGGCGGCACCGTTCTTCAGCTGGGTCTCGCGGGTGACGAGGTCCAGCACGCCGCCGCCTTCGCCGCCCTCATGGTCGAACCACGTGCCCTTGGTCAGATCGACAGACATGGAGCCGTGCGCGCCGAAACGGAGCTCATCAGCGCTCGACAGATGCTTGTTCGGTTCGCCCAGCAGGCCGCGCGCGACGGCCTCCATGTGCGTCGCGAGTGCATCTGGTGCGGTTGAGCCCCCAGCTGGTGTCATGCGGCAACAACCACGCTATGCATTCCGGGCACGGGGGAGCACGCGATGGGCCGCTTCGATTGGTTTCTGGTCTGGCTAGGCCAGCACGGATGGTGGTTTTGGCTCTGGCTTGACCAGCATTGGACAAAGCCAACCCAGCGGTTTCCGTGGGCGGAGGAAAACCAAGGCTTGGTCAGCCTGATCGCCCTGGTCACTGCGCTGCTTCTCTTTCTCCTCGAACAGAAAAGGGCCAATGAGGCCGAACAAGCCGGGCGCGATGAAGCTGCACGGCAGGAGTCACTCGATAAAACCCGCACGCGTGAGGCGATCGAACGGGAGGGTTTCCTTAGCCGTCTCGCGGCCCAGAACAGGGTGACCGAGCATGTCCGCGTCTGTGCGGGGATCATCGAGAATGTGGCGGGCGATCTTGACGCAGAGTACGAACGAACATCGATCGCGTCCGTGCGCGCTAACAACGCAAGCTGGCTTTGGGATCCGCCGGAAGGGCTGCAAGACGCTCTTGAGGGCCTCGCGGCTAGCCTGACCGCACTGTTGCCGGGTTGCCCACCCGATGGAGAGCTGATCCTCGCGACACAGCGAGCGGCCAACACGGCGCGACAGGCGGCAGGAAAGAAGCTGTCCTTCACTACAGGCGGCGCACTTGAGTGGCTGAAACGCGTGTCTGATGATCTGAAGGCCAGCCGTTTCGCGTTGAACAAGCGAGCGCTCGCGTTCATCGTCGAAAACCCGGTCACAGGTCCCGCATAGCCGTCGTCCGCTCGACGGACATCGCTGTTTGAACTGGGGCGGAACACAATCATCTCTCCAATTCCCTCAGTCGCGCGTGCGCGCTGACGCGCAGCGCCCGGCCATACTCGGCCATCGGATCAGCGAGGCGGCTAAGGAGCGTGCCCACGGCGGCCTGGATGGTCAGCAGGAGGAGCAGACAGGCCTTCCATGAGCTGGATGAATTCACTCTCTCGCTCCTTTGCCCTGACCTGCTCGCGGCGCGCGGCGTCAGCTTGTGCTGTGATGTGGTCTCGAAGGGTCGTGCCGGTGACGGCGGCGCCCACCTCGATCAGAAACCCGAGCCCGTAGGTCCTGGTGATGCGCGTGATCGACCGCGCGCTCAGATGACCGGCCAAGATGTTCTCAGCGGTTTTCGGTGAGCATTGCAGCCGCTGGGCGACGTGCTTGGCCGTGTGGACCGGATGCATGCCCGACAGCCGCTCAGCCACCGCGTGGCCAAAGCAGGACGCCTGCAAGTCGTGGGGTAGAGCCCCCATGAAAGTCTCCCTCGTCATGGGCAAAGATGCCTCTGACGAAGACGGCCGCTGGCCAAGGAGGCGCTATGGAGGACCGCACGGAACACTGGAACATCGACCCTGATGATGAGGTCACTTTCGAGCGGCCGGGTTTGCAGACCCTGCCGCTCATCGGCTCGCTGGCCGACGAGGCCCTGGCCGAAGCCATAGATTTCGCGATCACGGCCGGCGCTTGCCGCCGCGCCGGATATGCTGAGCCCGAACGCCGGGCGACGTGGAACGCCCTGGCCGAGGCACGCCGCCGCGATGCGATCCGCGCACTGACGCGATGGGCCGTGGCCCGGCTGGACAAGAGCTGACGTGGCCGGCCCCACCGCAACGCAGCGGCTCGATCGGATCGAAGCCATCATCACGCCGGTGTTGGTCGAGATCAGCGCCTTGGTCGTGCTGTTTAAGCTGCTCTTGGATTTCGATCTGGACCGCTGCGAGGACGACGGCGACCCATTCCGGTTTCTGATCGAGGAGCAGATCGAAGAGGACCTGCGGTCTATCGATCTGGACGCCTTGGAGGATGACACCCAGGTTTGGATGGTGGGAGCGTCGCTGCTGGCTGCGCTGCGGATCGTCACGCCGGAGCCTGATGAGGAGCCAGAGCGATGCGCAAACGATGACGATGGTACGCCGCATTGAGCAGCCTGACCAAAGGATCGCTCAACACCGCTGGGAACTGCGGCCAGAAGACGACAATCTGTCATCGTTCGTCACCAGAAGCGGCTCTCGGGCGGCTTACAAGATGTAGGCGACGGGCCTCGGCCCGTGTTGCGAGATGTTCGAGCGTGAGATCGCTAAACGCGCGAGCACCAGCTGCTTTTACCACGGCGAGAAACCACGGTGCCGGGATTGAATCGTGCCGCAACCATTCTCGTACGCTGCGCTCGGGCGCGCCCACCTCGGCTGCAAATGCTACAACCGTCGGCCAGCGGCGGATCAAAGGTGCGAAGAATGGCGGCATAGGCGAACGCTAGCATTCCTGTTGACGTTCATCAACAGTACTTCTGTCGCCTTTTGTGGGTATGTGGAAGGATGACAGAATCGCTCACCACTGGAGAGCGCCTCCGCTCGCGGCGGCGCGCCCTAAACATCTCAGCCGAAGAACTCGGCCGAAGGGCCGCCATGATTATGGGGCGGAGTAAGCCGATTTCGGCTAGCGCGGTGCGCAATCAAGAGAACGGCACGAATGGCTTACCGATGGCCGTCGCTGAAGCCTATGCAGAGGTCCTAAAGACAGATGCGCAGTGGCTTCTCTTTGGAGATCACGCATCTTCGCCAGACCATGAAGAGCGAGAACTCTGGAAGCAAGCGATCGAATTTAGCGAGCACGAAGATAATATAAAAATTGAAGATATTGGAATAACTACATACGGGATCATCTCAGGTCGCTGGCTCCCAGAAATGGTCCGGTCCGACCAAGCGAATACTGACAACGATATATTCTTATTTATACCTGGGTGGTCTCAATCCGGTGCACAGCTTTCGGCTTACGAAGTTGCGGATACTAGTTTGGAGCCGATCTTTCACAAAGGCACGTGGTTAGTAGCCGCGCCGCAGGGAGAGGCCGTACTAAACGATGGGACTATCGTGATCGCGGCCAAACATCGCGGCGACGAGATACATCAATCGATCCGAATGCTTAAGGCCACAAGAGACGGTGTCGATCTGATTGGCATCGGATCTTCGCCCGCCAAACCAGAGCCTCTAATCAGGGACGGCATGCGCGTCGACACTACCTATGTAACTGACGCGATCATCGCAGCGGTTCAGTATCTTCCCGGTGGGACTGGGCGCCCCTTGGACGCGGCAACCTCATTCCAACCCGACTATATGGCCCCCGGCAACGAGAAGGATGCCGAGCGCGTACTCGCGCAGGCTCAAGCGATAATTGCTCGATCGCGAGCCGCTGCGCCCGATGATGAAACGACAGAATAA